GAGAAACAAGAAATGCTGGATCAGCTAGATAAATTGGTGAAAGAAGCGAATGAAACAGCAAGTAACGCTAAGAAAGAATCAGAAGCAGCGAAAACACTTGCCGAAAAGGTACAAGAGAATATTAAAAATAATACTGTTGAAATTATAGAAGCTAAGAATCCACCGACAACAGGTCTTAAACCTAATAAAACGCTTTGGCGTGATATTAGTAACGGAAAGCCCGGCATTTTAAAAATATGGACAGGTACAGCTTGGGAATCGGTTGTACCAGATGTTGAATCAGTTAAGAAAGAAACACTTGAGCAGGTTAATAAAAATATTGAGGTCACAAAAACAGAATTAAACCAAAAGGTACAAGAAGCACAGAATCAAGCTACAGGACAATTTAATAAAGTACAGGAAGGTTTACAAGGTGTCAGTCGTACAATTTCTAATATCGAAAATAAACAAGGTGAAATCGATAAGAAAGTAACTCAGTTTGAACAGGATTCTAATGGATTTAAAACTTCTATTGAATCGTTAACGAAAAAAGATACTGACATTAGCAATAAATTAAATACAGTTGAAACAACTGTAGAAGGTACAAAGAAGAGTATTTCTGATGTGCAACAAACAACAAGTGAACTAAAGAAAACAACTACTGAAATAGAAGAAAAAGCTGGGAAAATCAGTGAGAAGTTGACGAGTGTAGAAACAAAGGTTAATAGTGATAAAGCTGGTGGACGTAACCTTTTATTAAAATCAAATGTTAAATATGAAAAAACAGACTATCTAATCAATCAATATACTCTAACTGAAAATTCCTTTGCGGGTGAAGAATATACCTTTGTAATTAAAGGGAGTGTCCCACAAGGACAGAAATTTGGAATTTGGCAGAATGGTGGGTCTAGCAATGTTGGATATGCAACAAGTGTTTACGCGAATGGAATAACGTATGTAACCTTCAAAGCAGTTGCAGCTACAAGTGGAAATGAACGAAAGTTAAGCTTATATAACTATCCGAGTAGCACTACGAAATCTATTGTGGAATGGGTTGCCTTGTATAAAGGGAATAAGCCGCAAGATTGGACAGCGCCGCCTGAAGAACAGGTAACAACGGATGAATTCACCCAGAAAACAATTGAAATTACAAAAAGTGTGGATGGAATTAAAGAAACAATCACAAAAGTGGAAAATAATCAAAATGGTTTTGATAAACGTGTTGCTACTGTAGAAAAAGATGCAACTACCATTAAACAAAATGTCTCATTAATACAAAATACGCAGACAGAACAAGGAAGACAATTACAAGAGGCGAAAGCTGGTTGGGAAAATACTGCGAAAGCACTGCAAGGTAAAGTTGAGCTGAAACAAGTAGAGGATTATGTTGCTGGGTTTAAGATACCTGAGTTGAAGCAAACAGTTGATAAAAATAAACAAGACTTATTGGGCGAATTAGCTAATAAACTTGCAACGGAACAATTTAATCAGAAAATGACTATGGTCGACAACCGTTTCACTATCAATGAAGAGGGTATCAATGCCGCAGCAAAAAAGAAAGAAGTATACACAATAGAGCAAGCAAATGGACAATTTGCAAAAGATTCTTATGTAAGAGATATGGAAACCCGTCTTCAGTTAACTGAAAAGGGCGTTAGTCTATCTGTAAAAGAGAACGATGTAATTGCAGCATTTAATATGAGTAAAGAAAACATTACTTTGAATGCGAACAGGATTAACTTAGTAGGTTTTATTACAGCGAATCATATTAAAGGACAGGTTTTAGAAGGGGTAACACTTAAAACAAGTGGAAACAGATTTGTTGAAATAAATAAGCAAGACATGAAGATTTTCGATGCAGATAGGCCGCGTGGTTATATAGGATTTATGGAAGCAAATGATGGAAGTATTCAACCTTCATTAGTCCTTGGTTCTGATAATAGAAAATACGCTGGTACAGGATCGTTTTATATTTATCAAGTCATGCCACGAATTAATGGAGTCGATCAACCTTCTAAAGCGTATGCGAAATTTGGGATTTCTAAAGGAGAAAATGCAGAAGGCACCAATATATGGTCATCATATATTCAAATGCAGAATGACGGTGGACATCTGTATGCATATGCAGCTGGAAGATTATACTTTGATAATTTGAATGACATTGTTTTTAACTCAGTGGGATGGGCTCCAGGATACGGAAAGTTTATAGTGACAACCACAGAGCCACATTATTTTAAAAATGACTATGGTGAGTTTCATTTTGATAGAAAAAGTACTGGTAACAGTATATACTTTGCCAATGGCGTTAATGATCATGATTTAAACATGGGAAGATTAATGCTAAGAGCGAGTCTTGTATCAGGCTATGATATGAATTTACAAATTAAAGATGTGTATGGTAATGGATGGCGAGATATAGAGTTAAGAACACTGCGAGCTAAAGAAAATATATCTGCTTCAGGGCGTATGTGGGCGCAAGAATTTATCCCTAATTCTTCTCGTACGCTTAAAACGGACATAGAAGACCTTCCATTCTCTGCTTTAGATAAAATCAACTCTGTAAACATCAAACAGTATCACTTTATAAGAGATGTTGAACGCTTCGAGTCAGGGGAGTCTATTACACTTCCAATTAATTACGGTATGATTGCGGAGGACTCTGACGATGTATTCACCACACCACAGAAAGACGCTGTAACACTTTATAGCTCGGTTGCAATTTCTATTCAATCAATACAAGAAGTTGACTTTAAAGTTAAAAATCTTCAATTTGACCACGGTATGTTGAAGCAGGAAGTTGATACTCTTAAAGAACAACTTGAAGCAGAAAAACTTGAGAAAGTTTCAATGAAAGCTGAAATTTATGAATTAAAGGTATTAGTACAACAATTAATAAATGAGGAACCAAAGCAGCCATAAGCTGTTTTTATTTTGTACAAGATAGGGCTTTGATTCAATTCATCAATCAAGAGGAGTGATTTCACTTCTCTTTTTACTTTTGAGGAGATGATCAGTGTGAAACGAATAGTAGACCAAGCAATTTATGAAAAGCATGTTAGCCAAGAAAATAAAAATCTAGTTAAAGATTTTCTCATTGAAAAGAAAGCACAAGGGAAAGCGGCAAGCACTTTACAGCAATACAATTGGGATTTGCGAATTATTTTATTTCTAATACATCAGCACTTCGAAAATAAAAATTTGATTGATTTAACACGTAAAGACATCCGAAATTTATCTATTATTTTTCAGGAGATGGGAATGTCTAATGCTCGGGTGAATGGATTGATAAGTGCATTGCGTTCAGCTCTAGAATTTTGTGCAGACGATGATGATTATAATTACGAGTTTAATGTAGGTTCAAGGGTGCGTGGTTTACCTAAGAACCCAATTAGAGAAATTACATTTATTACTGAGGACCAAATTAATTGGTTAATTGATGAATTACTTGAAAAAGAAAAATACATGTTAGCTACGTATTTAGCGCTTTCTTATTACAGCGCAGCTAGAAAGAATGAGGTTTACCAGGTTCAAAAAGAAGGGTTAACAGAACAATATTATACAAATGTGGTACGAGGAAAACGCGGTAAGAAGTTTAGATTATATTACAATCACCGGGTGCAGAAATGTATTCGTTTATATATAAAACAGCGAGGTAAGGATACTATTCCAGATTTGTTTGTACGTGTTTATAAGAATGGTGAGAGAAAAAGATTGAACAAGAGTGTATTTAATTATTGGTGCGACATATTTGCTAAGATGCTGAACGAAAAGGAAGGGAAGGAATTTAAAATGAATCCTCACTGTTTTCGACATAGCAGATTAGATAACTTGAAAGTACAAGGCGTACCACTTGAAAAACTAAAATCACTCGCCAATCATTCTGACATCTCAACTACGGAGTCTTATCTAAAAGATAGAAGCGAAGAAGATATTGCAGAAATATTTGGAATGGATCCAAGTTACTTTGCAGCATAAAAGGAGTGAAGAAATGACAATTGAAGTAGGAGTACTTATCGCAATCGCGTCAGCATTGATAGGATATATGTCTTATTCACTGAATCGCTCGAAAGAGATTAAGTCAGATGGTAGACAAGGGGCAGAAACAAACGCGAAATTGGAGTACATCAGTAAAGGAGTTGATGATATTCGGATTGATTTAAAGGCAAATGAAAAGCAAATGATTGTACTTGGAGAGCGTATTACAAGGGTTGAAGAGAGTGCCAAACAAGCGCATAAGCGCTTAGATAATGTAGAAAAGGAGATAGATTAGTTATGAATCAATCAAAAGAAAATATCAAAAAACGATTCCGCAACTGGAAAACATGGGTTGCGGTTTTTTCTTTGCTTGGATTTTTATTTACGAAATTTGGTGTGCCAGAAGCTAAGAGCTTTTTGGATGAATTAGCACCTTATTTGTTGACAGTAGGTATCGCATTGGGGATTTGGTCTGATCATGATGTAAATAGCGAAGGAGAGGATAAATAATGGGTTACACTGTAGATATTTCAAAATGGAATGGTGATATTAATTGGCCCGTGGCAAAACAATACATTGATTTCATTATCGCTCGTGTACAAGATGGTTCGAATTATGTAGATCCATTATATAAGGGGTATGTACAAGCTATGAAGCAACATGGTATTCCTTTTGGTAACTATGCATTTTGTCGTTTCGTTTCTGAGAATGACGCACGTGTAGAAGCTCGAGACTTCTGGAATCGTGGAGACAAGAGTGCAACAGTCTGGGTGGCTGATGTGGAAGTAAAAACAATGGATGATATGAGAGCCGGCACGCAAGCGTTTATCGATGAACTACGCCGATTAGGTGCTCAAAAAGTCGGTTTATATGTTGGCCATCATATGTATGCTCCATTCGGAATGGCAAATGTAAAATCTGACTTTGTATGGATTCCTCGATATGGCGGGAATAGACCAGCTTATCCATGTGATATTTGGCAATACACTGAAACAGGAAGTGTTCCTGGTATCGGAAAGTGTGATTTAAACAAATTAATTGGAAGCAAGTCGTTAGATTGGTTTACAAATAAATCGTATAAACAAGAAGGAGTGGAGATTATCGTGAACAAACATAATAAGGTGATTACTTATGAATTTGGTGTAAATTTAATTCCAGAAATGATTCAAATGATGGATACGCTTGGATACACTTCAAAAATTGTTTCTCGTGGAGATCGTCAGGGGCTTGTTTATTTTGAGTCGGATTATCGTCAAGGTAGCGAGCTAGATAAAGCAACAGCGTGGTTAGATGCTAAAGGACTTAAATACTTTTATACAAAAGAATAGTTTTATGAACAAAAATTAGAGCCGTCAAACGACGGCCCTTTTATTTCTTCCATTCAACAAGAGTACGTTTGTTACATCTACGACAAACAAATCCCTCAGCTTTATGTACAACAGGTTGTTTTTTGTTGCAGTTTGGGCATTTTACAAGTTGCTTACCTAAAGCTGAATATATAAAGAGCGCAGAAAAGAATGTTAAACCTAAACCTGGTAAAATTCCAATTATGGTAAAGCATAACACTACTGAAATTAATAAACCGAAAGATCCAATTAAAAAATATATAACTCTCTTCAACTGATTAGCTGTAGAACTTTTCTTTTCTTCTAATTCAATAATGAATGATTCCCCATCAGCTGTTTTTCGTAACTCCATAAAACCGCCCCCTTAAATTAATTAAATCATACCAATTTAAGAAGAAAATTGTAAGATTCTTTTTCTAATTACATCCAGAAATCATTTTCATCTATATTTTTTCCTAACTTCTTCAAACCTCTAACAATTTGAGATATTGTAGAGTATTTGGGTTTGTATTTTGTATCACTACATAATCTAGATATAGTGCCTGTACTTAATTTTGATTTTTTTTCAAGTTCAATTTGTTGAATTCCCTGCCTATCTAACCATTTCCCGAATTTACTACGCTTTTTTCCTAAACCGAACATTTAAACTCACCTCATCAACAGAATGACCAATTCCTCAAATTTTTAAACTTAGAAAAAATTTTGAGAAATTGTCCGAGCCCACCCTAATATGATGTACCAAGGTAGTTACCACGGTAAGAGAAGTTCCAGTTACCAAAGTAGCTATCAAGGTAGGAACAGATGATTTTACCATGGTAGGTATCATGGTAAGTTTTAGATTTCTACCACGGTAGCTACCAGGGTTCCTATCAAGGTAACGCTACCATGGTAATGAGTGTGTGAAGCGTTACTTTATCTAGATTTTATATTCTGTTTATAGAGGGGCGAAAGAAATGAACATCAAGATGGCAGCATCAGAAGAAATTTGTGAGTATTGTAAATGTTTATTATCCGATTGGTTGTTTTGGAGATGGAATGGAAAAAAGTATTGCTCAGAGTCTTGTGCGGAATACGATAAAAAATAAATGACGAGGAGTGGAGTCTATGTTTACAAGAAAGCAAGTCATCCCTTTTCGTTCATTTATGGATGGATCATACAAAATGAAAGAGCAGAAAATACAAAGATATCATTCATTAAGTCCGTTAGCATTTGTTCATATGTCGGATTCTATTTTAAATACGTATCTGGCATTAGGGATAATGGGAACGGCTTTAACTGGGGCAGTCATGTTAGAAAGATATCTTGTACGAAATGATTATGTATCAGCGGCTAAATTATTATCCAATGGGATTCATTATGGCGTGAAAATTGGTGGAGTGGGATTCATTACCTATGTATTTGTTCGAATTGTAATTATGTTCTAGGAGGCTTGTCATGGGAATCATAAAAGAATGGCTTCATAAGAGGTCTTTAAAGCACCAGATTATTGAGGTGTTCCAAAAGGCAGGTTTATATACGGAACATCAAACACGTGGAGGGAAAATCCCAATTTATCCAAAGGTTCATGCTGTTTTTTCTTCAAACGAAAGCGTGAAATATGTATTTACTATCCCCAACGGATTAGATCCAAAGACAATTGAAAAGAAATGGTTTTGCTTTCAACAAATATTTGGACGGAATGTAGCAATTGAGGGAGATATTAAAAAGTTTGTGCTCAATGTATTTCATTCTGATTGTGGTTTGAAACAATACAACTACAGTTATAAGCAATGGCAGCCATTCATAAAAGAATGCCGTCTTCCTATTGTAGTAGGGCGTGACCAGTTTGGAAACATGCTTGTTTATGATATGGTAAACCCCAATACACCCCATTTACTCATTGCAGGAGAAACAGGTAGCGGAAAAAGTAGCATGGTACGTGTTGTACTATCTACACTCATTCAATGCGTGTCTCCTGATAAATTATATTTGTACCTAGGCGACTTGAAAAATTCTGAATTTCATTTCTTGCGTAGAGTAAAACATGTGAAAGAAGTGTGCATGGAAGAAATTGAAATGAAAGTCATGCTTCATAAGGTTTGGAATGAAATCAGGGAACGCAGAAAGCTCATGGAAGAATATGAAGTGGATCACATTGATGAGTACAATAAATTAAATCCTGATAAACAGAAACCCTATATTCTGTTAGCTATTGATGAAGTAGCGATGCTACAAGATGAAAAAGAATGTATGACGACAATAGAAAAAATATCGGCAGTTGGTCGGGCACTAGGCGTATTCCTCATGCTATCTATGCAAAGACCAGATGCAAAGGTGTTAGATGGTAAGTTAAAGCTAAATATGACGGTTAGAATGGGCTTTAAATGCGATAACACAATTAATAGTAATATTATGGGTACATCTGGATCAGAACACTTAGAACAATCTGGCCAAATGATTTTAAAGTTAAATGGATTAAAGAAAGTGCAAGCTCCTTATTTAGAACTTAATAAAGCAAAGCAAATAGTTGAACCTTACCGTTTACTCAAAGAAGATATAACGTTTCAGAATTCGCTACAACAAGAACTTCCTTTGTTTGGAGTGTTGGAACATGAAGAGTAGAGATAAAGCGATTATAAAAGACTTATGCCGCTTTAGATGCCTATCACGAGATGATATTATCGATTTGCATTTCCAAGGACTCAAGAAAGCTGTGACCAGTTGCAATACGGTTATGAAACGATTAAGTCGAGATGGGAGTGTGGAAGTAAATGTGTTACAGAAACCATATATCTACTTTCCACAACCGAGTCCGATTCGAAAAACAAGTCAAAAGATTCCGCACTTCCTTGCTATTGTGAATGTATATAAGCAACTTCTTCAGTACGAAAAGCCTAAATTGTTTAAAGTCGAGCCGAAGTATGGTAAAGCATATATGGAGCCAGACATATTTGCAATTTGGCGACAATCTCCATTTTTCATAGAAGTGCAGAATTCGGTATACAGTAAGAAAGTAATGCAAGAGAAATTAAACCGATATGAATTTTACTTTCATAGTTTGGAATGGCAACAAGAACCATGGCAACCCAAGAAATCGAAATACTTCCCTTCTCTTCTGGTAATTACCGATAGCCAGTATGACATCTCCTCTTCAAATTTTCGCATATTTCAAGCTAAATCCATTCACGATTTCATGAATCAAATGGTTGTTAAGACATAA